ATTTCATGTAGTAAACTGTTACAAAAATTTGCAACAAAACGTTTACATCGAAACACTAATGTGATATAATATAAGTATGGAAGTAAAGATAACTAAACTTAACAACTTACAAATATGGCCAACTGGTTTTATTACAGTATCAGCGGTTCATTTTAAATTAGATGATGAAGATTATTTCTTGCATTACTCTGGCGAAGAATACGAAGACCATTTGACTTTATATAAAGGCAGAAACAAATGTCATCTTACTCGTATTAGTTCTTGCTATGGAACATTAGATGACTTTATTAAATTCACAAAAAAGCCAAGATGTTTAAAGTATGTTGATACAGAAAACTTTATTGAGAAGTTAAAAGAAAAACATTTACTTTAATTTAAAAGTGTGTTATAATATTAATAGTGAGGTAAGAAAGAAATGATTGATAAACAAACATTAGAAAACTTTAGGCAAGACTTCAATGAAGCAATGAAAGATTTAGAAACAAAGTATGGTTTTGTAATCGAACTTGGACGTATCACTTATACAGCAACAAGTTTCACCGGCAAACTCGAAGTCAATGAAGGTGATAGCAAAGACGACGTTAATGAAAAAGACTTCTATAAGTATTGCTCTATGTATGGCTTAAGTAAAGACGACTATGATAGACGTTTCACTTTCCAAGGCAATGATTATATTGTAGTTGGCATTAGACCAAGCAAACGCAAATACCCGATTTGTTGCCAGCAAGTTCAAAACGGCACCACTTATGGTTTCACCGCTGAGTGTGTTAAACGTTGCTTAGGCAAATAAGAGAAGAATAAAACTTCTCTTTTTTATTTACAAAGTTCGAGAAACATGTTATAATATATATGAAGATAAGCGAGGAATATAAAATGAAATTTAAAGAATGGTTATTAGCAAATTGGAACGAACTTAGAAAAGATACAAAACATTTCTCTGATGACGAACACAAAGTGTTAGACTTAGAAAACAACTCTTGGTGGATCAACTATTCACATGAAAAGCCGTTAGATAGTTGGGACAGATTATTTGCTTTATACTTAATTGACGTTCACCCAGAATGTATTAATAAAACATGGGACGAAGTAAAAGACATTGAAGATATTAAAGACTTTGAAATTGGTGGTTATGAAGGTAATAGAGCTTATGACAACTATGAACGTGAATGGCTTAGTGTTGATAATGCTTGGAGCGCAATGACTAATGTTGCTAAGCAAGGTAGAGAAGTAGTCTTAGTTGACTCTTACGAAGACGACGGTTGGTTTGGTGCCAGCTAGAAATAAAAAGAAAAGTAAGTAGAAAAACTATTTACTTTTTTTCTTTTGTGTGTTATAATATATATGTAGAGAAGAGGTATACTAATTATGGAAAGATTTGAATTTCATACTGCGTTTCAATTAACAAGAAAGATTATATTCGAAGTTAGTTATTACACTTTAGGCAGCAATGACTCTGCTTATTTCACAACTAGTGCTTGTGAGTTTAATCAACCTAAGACAGACTTTAATAGAGGTGGTCAAGCACAGAAAGACTTATGCTTTGGACCTGCTAAAGCATTCTATGAGAAGTGGGACAAGTATCATTTACATAGATTAGATGACGAACACTTTGAAGAAATGATTAAAGACTTAGAAGTATTAAAACAAAACTATAATTACATTGAACACAAAGCCGATTGCCGTCCAGAAGATATTAGATTTTGGCAAGAGAAAGAATTGTCAATGCAAAAAGTAAAGAAAGTAAAATAACTTATTTACTTTTCTTTTTATCTGTGATATAATAATAATGTAAGGAGAAACTTATTTATGAAGTGTTGTATTTGTGGAGTTGAAATTAATGGTTACGGAAATAACCCTGATGGTGCCGTATGGAAAACACCTACTGGAGAAATCGAACTACCAGAGTTTGAAGCAGACGACAGATGCTGCGACGAATGTAATTCTAAGTTTGTCATACCTGGCCGCATATATAGAATGAATTTGGTTAAGAGAGGAGAAACTAAATAATGTTTACCATATTCATAATCGTCGCTGCATGGAACTTAAACCTACCACAGTGGCTACAAATATGCTTAACAGTATTTGGTGTCTTACATCTCTTGTTTGGAACTACCACACGAGTCGTGCATGAATATAAGGAGAGGAAATAAAACCTCTTCTTTTTTTATTTACACAGTACGTAGAACATGATATAACGTAGACATGAAAAGCTTCACTAGAAAAATTCAGAACAGTCTTCATCTAGCTACAGCTTCACTGAACATCGGAACAGACTCTTCTAAATATCGGATTTAGCTTTACTAGAAATTGACATATCTGAATCAGATCGCTGTATCCGGATTTTCGTCCACTAGAAATACAGACGAAGATGTTGTAGCATACAGTAACACAAATGTTACATACGGTAACTTTTTACTAGAGCACAGTAACATACAGATGACGATGCTGCTATATACAGATGTGCCGCACTAGAATACAGATGAATCTGCGATCTGATACAGATGAATACAGCTTAATATACACTAGCATCGGATACAGTATCTGGTAGCTTTTACACTAGCATCGGCAGCTATATCTGAGCTTTCGGCAGCTTATAATATACTAGAAATAGGCCTCTGTGACATGCTTCATTTTTGATACCCCTTTTGGCTAGGGGGGCCCTTTCAAACCTAAAGGGAGCATTTGTAGGGGAGCCAAAAAATTTTCCGCGCGCACACGTAATAATAAAAAGAAAGAGTAGCAAAACGTGTAGCAAATAAAAATTTCACACGAAGGCCACAATATAAGAAGCAAAGAGTTGCAGTTCGTGTAGCAATTAACAAGATTTTACTGTATAATATAGTATAGAGGTAAAATAAAGTATGACAATTAAAGATTATTTACAAGTTCATAGTGGTGAAGATATTAGTTCAATTGGTGTCTACAAGACTAATACTACTCATGATATTATTGATGCTCATGTTAAAACTGTTGATTTAGTTAAATATGAAGATTTAGAAATTGACCATGTTCATCTTTGGATTTATGATGAGTCCGATAAAGATATTTACGGCAATCCTATTAATCTAAAACATATTAGAGCCTGCATTTATGTTAAATAATTATGAAAAAATATATCTTAAATATCTATAATAAAATACTTATTCGTAGAAAAGCAACTCAAGCAGATGTAGACCTTGGTATTTGGTATAATACTCAGGGCTACCATCCTTGTACAAATATAAAGCTAAATGAAGAATTTTATGCTTTTGTATTTTGGAGTCATCCGATTACTAATGTATTTTCTGAAAAAGACTATTTATTAAAAGACAGTATTAAAAAAGAAACTAATAATATACTTAAATATCTATATTGGCGAATTAAGTACAGAAAAGAAAATAGAAGGAGATAATTTATGATTAAAGATAAAATTTTAAAAAATGCTGCTGAAGCCGGTGTTGACCTATCTATATTCCATGAGCCAGATAGAAAATGGAAGAATTATTATATAGAAGATGAAGAGCATGATTTATTATTTCTTGTTCCATCTTATTTATTCTACGGCGTAATTGTACTTGATTTATCGTTAGCAAGAAATCTTACATTTAAAACTGGGGACGGAGCTATTCATCGTCTTAGAGACTATGCTTGGAATATGTCTTCTAATAATAGAAAAAATAGCTACCCCAAAACTGCTGTGGTTGATAGAAGCATTAAATGTGGAAGAAAGACTATTTTACTTAGTTCATTAATTGCTGACCGAACAATTATTAATGTTGGCTCTGAGGACCGTTTAGCAGTCGATAATATAAATGGTAATAAACTTGACAACCGTCTCTGTAACTTGCGTTATGGTTCAATCAAAGAAAATAATGATAATAGATATGAGCAAAAGGTTCCAGAAATAAAATACCCCTTTAAAACTTGGTTTTAAGTAGGTTATTAAAGTAATGTGACTGAAACTGTATAATATATAAGAATAGGAGAATAAAATATGGCAAAAAAATCATTAAGCTCAAAAGTAGAGCATTGTCCAGCATGTGGTATTCTTAAAAGTAAAAATAAACAATGTAAACACTGTGGTTATGGTGCGGCCTCTCAAACTGCTGAACAATCACCTTGTGAAATTAGCCTAAAGCTTACTGGCTATGATATGAATACATATGATTGTGTTATTATTAATGGAGTCAAGTTTTACAAATAAGTTATGTCAGAAAAAGAAAAGTTAAAATTTTACGATTTAATTAAGCGCTGTCAAGACACTACTCCAGATGGCAGTAAGCTAATTAAACTTGCTAGTTATGATAGGACTGGTGAAAGACTTATGGAAACTGGTGAGCCATTACATTTAGACTATATTCTTTTTGGTAAAGAAGCTTGTTTCTGTATTAGCTCAGAAGAAAGGGCAGTCTTGGAGAAATTTTTAAGTGAGTAAAGAAGTATATAATAATTTAATTGTTATCATTAATATTATCTTTGTGCTTGTTTGGGCTGGTCTAGCAATTCATATGTTTCACAGCCACCCAGAAGATATAGTAGAAGGTGTATTATTTACAATTGCTGCAATTGGTCAAACAGCTGCATTAGGGCTTGGACTATGTAAACTATTTAATGATAGGGTGGACAGTTAGTAAATATAACATAAATAAGTTGTATAATATTATATATCGAAAGGAAATTTCACTATGGTTAAAGAATTTGATATTGAAAGAGTGTTTGATGATACCATTAAAAATTTAAGAGATGAAATTTTAACAGCTAATGCGCGAGTTGCTCTTATTCAAGAATTTAAACAATTTTTTGCAACAAATAATTTAAAGGTTTATCAAGAAGTTTCTGACACTCCTGCAGAAGACATTACAAAAGGAGCTGTTGAAGCAGTTACAGAAACTGAAGGTAAGAAACCAGCAACAAAAGCAGCTGTAAAATAAGCAGTTATATTAATTACTAAAAAGTGCCTGTAAATCTGGCATTTTTATTTTATGTATTGTATATTATATATGAGGAAAATTTAAAAATGGTAGAAAAAGTGAACCCATCCCATCCTGATAAAGTAGCAGACAGAATTGCTGGTGCTTTAGTAGACTTGGCATATTCATTACAAGAAAATCCAAAAGTTGCCATCGAAGTTTTAATTGGCCATGGTATTTGTCATATTATTAATGAAACATCAGTTAGTTTAAGTTCAATGAAAGTTGCTGAGATTGTTTCAAGAATAGCCGGTCAAAGCATTCAAGTTGACTATAAAGAAGTTCCACAAGATGTGCAGTTAGCTAATAATCAAAAAGAAGAAATTAGATGTGGCGATAATGGTATATTCTTAGGTGTTCCAATTACTCCTGAACAAAGACAAATGATTGTGGTTACTAGAGACTTATATAAAAAATGGCCAAGTGATGGAAAATATATTATAGACGATGGCAAAATTATTGTCTGTCAAAGTAATGCTAAATCTAAAGCTGTTGAAAAATTTCTTAAAAAACAATATGGAAGCAGTTTATCAGCATATGTAATAAACCCACTTGGGGATTGGACCGGTGGGACAGATGTAGATACTGGTGCTACCAATAGAAAACTTGGAAGCGATATGTTTGACTCCATTACTGGTGGCGGTCTTCATGGCAAAGACCTTAGCAAGGGAGACGTTAGTATTAATATCTATGCTTGGTTAAAAGCTCAAACATTAAATAGGAGAGTTAAAATATCTTGTGCTATTGGAGACATAGAAGTTGATGGCAGACCATATAAAGAAATCGTAGAAATTGCTAGAGATTATATTCAAAAAATTGGTGGTTTTGAAAAATTTGCTGAATATGGACTATGTGATACAAAAGGCATTACCGTATTTAGATAAAACAGTTAAAAAAGAAAGGTAATCAGTAATGGTTATCTTTTTATTTTGTGCTAAATTATACGAGATATTAATTTAATAGAGTAGGTTTTTATAATGGGTAAATATAATAGGAATACAATTAATGTAGATAATTTATTAATAAACAGCAGTACTTATTGATATGATCAAAGAAATCATACAGGATTTTACCCACTTTCTTCAATTACACCTTGTAGTAGTAATGGTTGAGAGCAATATGATTATCTTAAAAATTATGGTTTCAATGGTCCAACTGATGAAAATAATAAATTCATAAAGCAGGGCTATGTTCCAACATTTGTAGGTGAAAATACAACCTCAGGTTCAGGTGCTTGATTTGAAACTGGTGCAAATGATACGTATAATTTAACAGTAGCAAGTGATGGATCAAAGATAAGCGTATATGCTAATTATACTGGTATAACTACGTCTTTTGTTGCATCAAGATTTAGAGACGGTGTTTTACCAAAAAGAATGATTGTAGTTTTACAGGGTGCAGGTGGTCGCGGTGGATGGACCTTTTGGAATCAATCTTCTCAGCAATGGCGTAATGCTGGTGGTGGAGGATCTGGTGCTTTTTGTGCAGTAGTTTTACGAACTGAACCAGGAGACTCCTATAAAATTCAAGTTGGTGAAGGCGGTAAGGCAAACGATTCTGGAAATTCTTGGCTAAAAACTAGTGATGGTACTTTATTAATTACTGCTGGGCGCGGTAGTGGTGGTAGTACTTCACAGGCTGGCGGTGCTGGTGGCGCATATACATTACATAGTGGAGAAGGCGTTTATTGGTGGCATTTGCCTAGTAAACGAGTTGGGCCAGATGGCACAATTACTTATGATGATTCATGTTATAACGGAATAGCTGGTGGAGATCCAGGTAAAAGTGGCGGTAATAGAGGGACTGTAACAACATATACTAGTTTTTCAACTGATATTAAATGGCAGTCAAAAACATGAACATTTTGAAATTTTGGTGGCACTTCAGCAGGCAGTAAGGGGTTTGCTACTGGCGGTGGCGCTGCCTCTTTCTTCGGTAATGGTGGTAATGGCGGCACAATTAATGGTGGCCGGCAGACGCCAGGAAGTCCAGGTGGCTATGGTGCTGGCGGCGGCGGCGGCGGTAACGGCCAGCAATCTGGCGGTACTGCCGGCGGTGGTCGTGGAGGCAATGGTTGATTTGCTTTATATTATTAATAATAAATAAAAAATAGAGTCTTTTTATTAACTATTATTGTATAATATAATATGAAAAATGAAAATGAGCTAGACCAAGAAATAAAAGAAGAATATTTAGATTTAATTAAAAAGTGTTCAAGTGCTACCTCTGGCATTGCTTTATCTAATAGAGAAATGGCCATGTTATACCATTGGATTAGACATGTTAATGATCCTATGTATTCTTTTGTTCCAGAAGAGTATAAAAAAGAATTACCTAATTATTTAGGGGGAATAAATAATGGCAAATAGAAGCACCTATGAAAAAGATTTAGCAGCATTAATTAAAAACCAAACAGAGTTAATTAAACAAGAAGTGTTACTTGAATTAATTACAATTGCCTGTAACTGTGATGACTTTAATCAATTTAAAGGAGTCTTGTATGCAAGAGCACTTGGTATGATGAAACAGTTTGAAGACCAAGGAATGCTTAAAAAAGGCACGACTGAGCGAGTTGCTAAAGGCGGTAAATTTGAAGAAGAAAAGACTGATAAGTAATCAGTCTTTTTATTTAAACACTGTATAATATATTATATGGAAAGTAAATATTTAGATTTTATTAAAGAAATAGTACCAAATAGAAAAACACCACTTGTTCATGTGATGAATAAGTCAACCACATATTTAGGAACAATTTGTTTTTATCCGGCATGGCGTAAGTTTGTATTTAACCCAGAATCTGATATAGTTTTTGATACTAGTTGTTTATCAGATATTATTGCTGAAATAAATGAACTTCAGCATGAATGGAAGGAGAGTTTAAAAAATGAGCTCAAAAGATAGACTAAATAGATATTTTGAATTATCGCATAGACAGTCTCAGTTAAATGTTGATGAGTATCATGAGATGCTTCATTTAGAAGAAGCACTTGTTGATGATATTGACCATTTAGACCTACCAGATGACTTGCGAGAGCTTCAACAAAAGTTTATTAATGCATCTATTGAATTGATGGCCGGTCCATATGCAATTATGGATACTGGGTCTGGTTGGGATGCAATGTATACTTTACTAGAGAGCGCATTACCAAAATTAAGCGGTAGAGAGAGAATGGCTATTGCAGATTTAATTGGCGGCAGAATTGCTGTTGGTGGCCCCTATCCAAGTAGAAGAGAGTATATTAAGCAATTTAGGAAGAAATAATTATGATTAGATTAAAAGATTGAGACAGATTATATGTGCATACTTTTGATTGGGTTTTAAGAAGACTAGAGCCAGACTGCTTAGAAAGTTATAAAGATACTGAGCAAGATTGGCTTGATGCAATTAAGGCTTTTAATAAACTTCAATTAGAATTATTTAAAAAATATGCACTTACCTATAAATCAGGTGATAGCTATAAAAGAAAATGCATCAAAGGTATTGAATTAACTGCAGACCAATTATTTGAATTATTTCATAGACATTTAAATCAATATACTAATCATACAGTTAGATATTTTATTTTTCATTGGTGGAATGATTTAAGACATTATATAGAAGGGGCATTGCCTCCATTAGATTGTCCATGGGAATACTATAAGAAAGCTACTGAAGAAGAAATTAAACAAGCAGAGAAAGATTTTGGCAGTGTTACTGAAGAAAGACATGGAGAAAAAGTTACTCATCATCACACATTCAAAAGTGCAACTGTATTAGAGTATCGAGGTAATAGATTTATTATTGATACTGAATGGGGAAGTGCCTGGACCAAAGATAAAAATGGAAATGTAAGAAGTTTTCAATTAGATTGGGACTGGTGGTACCCAATTGATGAATACTTAGATTTATATAATATTTAAGGAGAGATTATGGACGTTACAAAAACAATGAAGTTACCACTAAAAGATGTTTATCAACTACTTATCAGTGAAATGCGTTATGGGTATAGACGTAATAATCATTTAATGCCAAGTTGTGGCTATGACAAGGTAAAAACTTTTGTCCCGCAAATGTATAAAGTTGATAAGGATTATGCGGTCTATACAATGAAACAACTTTGTGAAGAATGCATTACGGACCAATTAGTAGCTAATTTCTATGATGGTGAAGATGATGAAAATAACAATAGAAAAGAAGCTATTGAGTTTGTCAAATGGAGTTTAAAATGGATTCATGAACATGAAACAGATAAAAGATATGAAAGCAGTATCTGGCTTCCATATAATCATGATTTATTTTTAGATAACTTAGCAAAAGATGATGAACCAAGATATTTAGTTTATGAGCTTCGTGGTAAAAGTAAAAGAAAGAAATTAATTACAACTGAACCAGTTAGTGAAAAAGAATATATCAACATAATTTTTAATGGTATTGCTGAAGGCACTTATCGCAAAGAATCACATAAAGTTACAGAAAAATATGGTGATAATAGAAGAAGCTATACGTATCATATTGTATCGCCAATTGAAAAGGACTTTTTTGTAAAACATATTTAAGTTTCATTGTATAATATAATATAATATATGACAAAGATTTTATGTTATGATATTCACTATAAGAATGGTGTTAAAGGGCCATCTGAGGTTCAAATTTGGGTTAGTTTACCAGCTAATTGGCTATTTGATTATACTCCAGCAAAAATTACAGTAAAAAAAGTATTAGAAGTTGAAGTTAAACTAGAGGTTGACCAATTTGAATGGCGACCAATTTAATAAATAGGAGGAATATATTTTAATGTATTATGCATGTTTAAGAGTTAAGCCTGAAAGTAAAGCTCAAACAGGCGCTCAAAAAATTATTAAAAAGGCATTTACAACTCGTGATGAGGCAAGAGCTTATTTATCAGCTATTCAAAATGATGAAAAGCAAAGCATTTTATATGATCAATTCTGGACAGAATAATGAGTCAAAATATTGGTGATAAAGTTTATACTCCAGAAAATATTGCTAAAAAAATTATCGAAGAATTTGATTTAGAAGGCAAAGTTTTAGACCCGTTTAGAGGCAAAGGCGCTTTCTATGATAGTCTTCCAGAAACAGTTAGCAAAGAGTGGTGTGAATTAGACGATGGTAAAGATTTTTTTCAATTTAATGAAAGAGTTGACTGAATTATTTCAAACCCACCGTATTCAATATTTAATGATGTTTTAAAGCACAGTTTTGAACTTTGTAATAATATTGTTTATTTAATTCCAATTAATAAATTAACGAGCTCTTTTACGAGAATTAAGCAGCTTTCTGAATGGGGCGGAATTCCAAAAATAATTCTAATGTCACCAAAGAAAATTGGTTTCCCATTTGGATTTGCTGTTGGAGCCGTTTATTTTAAAAAAGGCTATAAAGGTTTGACGGAATTTAAAATTTTAGAGGAAAAATAATTATGAGAGACCCAAAAAGAATTGATGTAATTTTACAAGAAATTAGTAATATTTGGCATAAATACCCAGATATGCGTTTAGGTCAACTAATTGGTAATGTTTTAGAGGGTGCATCACTTTATTATGTAGAAGATGATGGACTTATTGCAGCTTTAAAAGATATGTATAATGAGGCCAAAGAATCTGTTAAATTTGATGATGATGCATACATTTTTGATTTAATTAAAAAAGACCCAGAAGAGCTTGGTTTTGTGGTACAAGCCAAAAACTTTGAAGAGTATATATCGACTTATACAGATATTGGTGGAAAAGCAGAAGATGCTGTTTATAATGAGATAGAATTTAAGGCTTTAAAGAGCTATTTTAAAGATAAAAAATAGCTAAAAAATTAACTGCTAAATTAAATACAAAACAAGCCACTTAGACCAAATCTTGGTGGCTTTATTTTATTTATAATTGGCTAAATTTAGTACATAAATAAAAGTTTATTTATATGAACATATATTAAGAAGAAAGGGTATTTTTTTATTCTCTATGACAGTAATTAAGCGTGATGGTAAAAAGGTAGACTTTGATGTCTATAAAATTAAAAAAGCACTGATTGGTGCTAATTCAAGATCTCAAGAGATGTCTGATGGTGACATTGAAAGAATTACAGAGATTGTTTTAAACAAATGTAATAAAGTAACTGGAGATTTAAAAGTTGAAGAAATTCAAGATATTGTTGAAGATACTTTATTAAAAAGTAAGTTTAATCATACTGCAAAAGCATATATTCTTTATAGAGACAAACGTACAAGAATCAGACAAGGCAAATCAAAACTTCTCAAAGAGGTTGGTGATAAGCTTATGGGTGTTCACATTGTTAATCAAAATGCTAATGTCGACGAACGCTCATTTGGTGGTCGTAAAGGTGAAGCAGATAGCGTTTTAACTAAACAATATGCTTTAGACTACTGCATGTCCGAAAAGTCTAGAAATAATCATTTAAACAATGAAATTTATATTCATGACTTAGATGCTTATGCTGTTGGTATGCACAACTGCTTAAGTATTCCATTTGATGATTTACTAGCTAAAGGTTTTAATACAAGACAAACTGATGTTAGACCAGCAAATTCAATTAATACTGCATTCCAACTTATTGCTGTAATATTCCAATTACAAAGCTTACAACAATTTGGAGGAGTTTCAGCAACTCACTTAGACTGGACAATGGTTCCATATGTTAGAAAGTCATTCTATAAACACTTTAATGATGGTGTTAAGTGACTCTATGAAGATGAAGACTGTATAGAGCTTAAGCCAGATATGCCAATTGATGATGCTCAATATAAGTGGTCTGGTTGGGGCGATAAAATTTATAAATATGCTTTAGAAATGACAACTAAAGAGCTAAAGCAAGCCGTAGAAGGTATGTATCATAACTTGAATACTCTTCAAAGTCGCTCTGGAAACCAATTACCATTTACAAGTATTAACTATGGCACTTGCACTTTATTAGAAGGTAGAATGGTTATTAAAGCTTTATTAGAAGGCAGTCTAAAAGGTGTTGGTAAGTTACATCGTACACCAATCTTCCCGTGTGGCATCTTCCAATATATGAAAGGCGTTAACGATAAACCGGGAACACCAAACTATGATTTATATCAATTAGCACTAAAGTCAACAGCTAAACGTTTATACCCAAACTATGCTAATGTTGACTGGAGCAATAATGCTGGGTATGATAGAAATGATCCTAAAACCTATTTCTCAACTATGGGCTGCAGAACTGCCAATGGTGCAGACATCAATGCAGAGCCTGGTGTAAATCCACAAACAAAAGATGGTCGTGGAAATATCTGTCCAGTTACAATTATCATGCCAACATTGGCTATGGAAGCTGGTAGAGACGTTGAGAAATTCATGGCTTTACTTAATACAAAAATCCATGAAGCTAAAGATATGCTAATTGAAAGATATGAATATATCTGTAGTCAATGTGCTGATTCTGCTAAGTTTATGTATGAGAATGGAACTATGATGGGATATAAGCCAGAAGAAGGTATTAGAAGTGCTATGAAGCACGGAACTCTCGTTATTGGGCAAATTGCTTTAGCCGAGACTTTAGAGCTTTTAATTGGCAAAAATCAATGTACTCCAGAAGGCATGGAATTGGCAAAACGAATTGAGCAACTATTCAAAGATAGATGCGCTGAATTCAAACAAAGATACCACTTGAATTTCGGCGTTTATTACACACCTGCTGAAAATTTATGCTATACAGCAATGAAGAAATTCAAAGAAAAATACGGTATAATAAAAAATGTATCAGATCGTGAATATTTTACAAATAGTATTCACGTGCCAGTTTGGGAAAAAGTATCAGCTTTTGAAAAGATTGATATTGAATCTCAATTAACTGGATATTCAAATGCTGGTTGTATTACTTATGTCGAATTAAGTTCAGCTGCAACTGGAAACTTAGAAGCACTTGAGTCATTAGTTAATTATGCAATGGACCATGACATTCCATATTTTGCAGTTAATATTCCAAATGATACATGCTTAGAATGTGGTTATACAGGCGAGTTCAATGATCATTGTCCAGAATGTGGAAGCCATAATATTCAACAATTAAGAAGGGTGACAGGGTACCTTACTGGAAATTATAAAACAGCATTTAACTACGGAAAACAAAAAGAAGTAGAAGATAGGGTGAAACATATTTAATGAAAAATTTAACATTTACTTGGAAAACACAATTTATCTTTAAATCATTATTAGCTGGAGTTTTAATTGCTTTAGCTGGCGGAACATATTTATCATGTGGTTCACTTATTTCAAATCCAGATTTAGCTAAGATAGTTGGTTCATTCTTATTCTCAATTGGACTCATTGCTGTATTAATGCTTGAAGCAAACTTATTTACTGGCAAGGTTGGTTATATTGATAGCTGACATAAGTTTGGATTAGCATGTGCTTGCTTAATTTATAATTTGCTAGTTGCTTTCTTAATTGGTATGTTGTATAAAGGCATTAATTTACCTGGAGCAATAAGTGGTGGTCCATTTATTAGTCGATTAGATAAGCATTGGTATAAAATGCTTGCTGATGGCTTCGGTTGTGGCGCATTAATTTATCTAGCAGTTGAGCTTTATAGAAGAACTAAAAATGTTATTCCAGTAATTATTTGTGTTATGGCATTTATTCTTAGTGGAACTGAGCACTGTATTGCGGATGCTTTCTATTTAGGTGCATCACAATTATCTTGGAAAGCATTTGGTTATCTTTGGTTAGCAGTTGTAGGAAATTCACTTGGAGCAGCTGGTGTTCACTGGCTGCAAGTCGGAGCTGAGAGACTTAATGAGATACCTGACAATATACAAAGATAGTATTTCTGATGGCCCAGGCGTAAGAGTTTCTGCTTATTTTGCAGGATGCTTGCCTAATAAGTGTGGAAATAAGAATTGCCCAGGTTGTCATAATCCAGAAGCTCAGAAGTTTACTGCCGGTGAAGAATACACAGAAGAAACAAAGAATTATATTTTAGGTCTTTGCAGAAATCCATATATTGCTGGTCTGACAATTTGTGGCGGCGAACCTTATGACCAAGATGAAAATCAATTAATTGAGCTTTTAAAGGCTTTTTATGAGCAAAACCCAAATAAAAATGTTTGAATTTATACAGGTTATGAATTTGAACAGATTAGAAATAGGGAACTAACAAAATATATTGATGTTGCTGTAGTTGGACCATTTATCTTAGAGCAAAGAGATATTTCTGATGCTAATAGATGGCGAGGAAGTAGAAATCAAAGAGTTATAAATGGACCAAAATCTTTAAAAAGCGGTCAGATTATTTTCTTGGAAGATATACCAAATAATGAATAACCATATCTATTGATATGGTTTTTATTTTGCTAAATTAAATGCTGTTGACTTGGGAGGTTAGCTGCATGAGCTGTTGAAGTAAATATTCATATTACGACTATGAGGAAGCTTATTTTCATATGCAGTATTATAAATGCAAAGAAATAGGAATGTATTTATTAGCCAACTTAGAAGATAAACACTCTAAAAAATTATTAAAACAACTTAAAGCATTTGATCATGAATGAGAAGCAGTAAGTGCTGAAGACATAAAGCTTCTTTGAGATATAAAGGTTTGATTGATGGTAAATTGCAATTATTTTTAAATAATTGTATATTATACTAGGGTTCCCGGACGGTCCATAGCGATCCAGCCCTTTAGAGGAGAAAGTAAAGATATGGGTAAAGAACTTAAAGGTATTACAGCCAAAGAAGCTAGAAAACTAGCAGACGAGTCTGACTTTACACTCAGACATATTTATAAGGTAATTAGAGAACACGCAGAAGAAAATAGTACTTCTCTTGAATGATGCCTATGTGCTATAAGTAAACCAGCATTAGATGCTGTTAAAGCAGCTTTAAAAGAAGACGGTTTCAATATCGAATGCACAGATGATTCATTAACAATTAAGTGGTAATTTAAAACAAAAATTTTGGAGCTGGACATTAGTTTGGCTCTTTTTATTTATGTTATAAATATTGTATAATATATAGTATGAGTGATAAGAAAAATTTAGATTTAGCTAAGTTAAAAGCAGATGATGAATTCTATACTTCTTTTGCTGATATTGTCACAGAGTTATCTCACTGAACAAGTAAATTAAAAGATAAAAAAATTATTTGTCCATGTGATTTTGTTCCAACTAAAAAAATAAGCTCTATAACAATTGATTTTATTCAGAATAGATATTTTATTAATTCAGCTAAAAAGAAGGCTTCTGATACACCTTATTTTAATTTATTTGAGGATTTTGTAGTATCTGAGCCTGCAACTGAAATTTCTGAAAGCCAATTAAGAGAAATATTAGCTAATCAAGAAGTAGTAAATTTTGTTAATTATTTATGAGCAGTCGGCAAAGAAGCTGGTATCAAATCTATTACAGCATCAGGCTATAATATTAAGTCTGGGCTTGGTGTCAGTTTTGATGAAATAGATTATAGCCAATATGATTTAGTTATTACAAACCCGCCATTTAGCTTGTATAGTTCATTTATGGAGTGCATCGGTGATATTGATAAAATTATTATTGCACCATTTATGAACAGAGTTGCTCCATGTGTTGCTATTCCACTTATGGAAAGAAAAGCTTATTTAGGTTATGGAAGACATTTAGCAATGAATTTCAACAATCCAACTGGCGGTAAAGGTAAAAAGGTTGCAGTTGATTGGATTGTTTCTTGGTCTGATGCACAAGACGAAATAGACAAATTGTCCTGTAAAACTGGTATCAGATATGACATTTTGTCCTATAAAGACATGCCATATATGACAATGAAAGATGGAACAAAACCAATTAAAATTAATTCGGTTCAGCAAATTCCAGATGACTATAATGGCTATATGTTTACATCGGTTGCTGTTTTAGATAAATTAAGTTATAATGAGTTTGATTGGATTTGCACAGGTTGTAAACGATATTTTAATAAAGAGCATCCAGAATTAAATCCATTTGCACATAATGTTTCAAATGAGATGATTGGGTATGGAACAGAAAATTCATGTTTTCATGGCATTCTATTTAAAAGAAAGCGTATAATATAGTATGAGTAAAATGATTTATAAAAAAGATTATACTACAAAAGCTCAAAAAATAAAGCTTATAGAAAGTCGCGTTTTGGGTAGACAATATGTAGAGGATCTTATTTATACAGATATTGTAGACTTTGAATTGGGTGATGAATATAACTTACCTGTCAAAGAACTGAAAGAAGTTGAAAGATATATCCATGATCATTTTTATAGCATAGTAAATAGAAACATAGATCAAGTTTGGGAAGCAATTTGGGAGGACCTTAGCTATGCATAAAACATGCTTTAATTGTAAATATTATCATGGCTGCTTAGCTGAAGCAGATCCGTCTCAATATCATATTCATGACTACTGTGAAATTTTTAAAACAATACTACCATTTGACATGGATACTGAGATAAATAAATTCTTAGATGACCATTGGCATACAATGTGTAAAGCATCTATTGGCTGTGACTATGGCTTATATGATGATAAAGAGACTGGTGAAGCAAGCTGTTATTTATACAAAGATGCAGATAAAGAATTCTGGCCAGATGAAAGATTTGAAGCCAATAAAAAACATAACAGAGAGCTTGCAATAAAAACATTAGAATATATGTTTGAAAAAGATGAAGTCTGGGATGAATTTGATGAGTATACTTGGTATAAATTAGATGATTATTTTGAAGACGAAGAATTAAATTATCTTAAAGATTTATTAAATAGATTAAAAGAGGAGAATAAATAATGGCAATTAAAGTAATTAAGCATGGAACAAAGGTATTTAGAGCAGTTTGTCCAATTTGTGGCTGTGAATTTGAATATGAATATGAAGATTTAAAAACTGAATACGGGTTTGTTAGAGAGGTAAAATGTCCAGACTGTGGAAATATGGTTTATCATCAAGAATATAAACCAGTTTATCCAAATAGCCCAACATGGCCAACTTACCCAAATTACCCATATATTACTTGGACAACAACTGGCACTGGAACAGAATTAGATTGTGATAAATGTCCAAATAAGCCAGATCTTAGCCACCCCATTGTTGGTGATACTCCATGCACTTGGTGTAAGAAAAACCAACCATATTGTTTTACAGGCGATAAATTCCCCGCTGATTATAAAGGTGGAGTTTATACAGTAAAACCAGAAAGCTACAAAGATACAATTACTACATTTAGTAATTTAAAAACAGATGCTACTGATTGGTCTGGAATTAAGACAGCTTATACTACAAATACAATTTCTGAAAAATAATAGCAAAAAGCTATTATTTTTTTATTTTTGCTGTATAATATAATGTGTGTAGGTAATATTTGACCCACATTTAAACCTTGCGAAAGCTAAATAAGAAAGTGGCGGGAAGCTCATATAGCACACATTTGAGTTGAGACGATAGATAGCCGTTAGAAGAGGTTAATGAATTTTCCTGGATGAAACAAAAATTCTAGAACGGAGAACCAAAACATGGACAAAATTTTAAAAGCATTTGAAGGACACGTCAGAGTTAATGACTCTAACAAAACAGTTGAAGTTTATACTGAATATGGTGTTGCTATGAGATTAACGGTTGACGAAGAAACATTAGCTGAATTTAAAAAGCATTATCCAAGTTTCTAATTTATACTTAAAAATAAGCGCAAGCATGCAAAAACAAACACTTGCGCTTTTATTTTGGTATAAAAATTGTATAATAAAATATGGGAAATCTAATTAAGCATTTAAAAGTTGTTCATAAGCATAGAAAATATGTAAGAAGAATGTGTTGGAAAATGGGTTTATTCTGGCAAGGATTAACTCATGATTTATCTAAATATTCTATTACAGAATTAAAAATTGCAAAATATTACAGTGGTGATAGAAGTCCACATGCAGTTTGTCGAGACACAATTGGGTATAGCCCAAGCTGGATGCATCATTATCATATAAATAAGCATCATTGGCAATATTGGCTTGATATTGAAGATTGGCCAAGTAAAGTTATTCCAGTAAAGATGCCTTATAAATATGTTATTGAAATGCTTTGCGATATGATTGGTGCAAGTAAAGCCTATAATCCAAAAAATTGGGAACCTAAAATGGTTTGGAATTATTGGTCTACTAAATGTAAAGGCACAAATATTATGCACCCAGATTCTGAATATTTAATTGAAAAGCTTATTTGGAATTATTATCAGTATGGTGAGCTTGGCTTTATTAAAGTTTATAAAGATCAAAAAAAATATTTAATAAAAGCATATAATAATGGCAGTATTCGAGATGAAGCTCTTATAAATTATTAATGAAAATTATTTACAAATGCCTCTATTTATTGTATAATATAAATAGAGGTTTTTATTATGAACATTATTAAATATCCAAATGAAAAATTAAGAGAAATTTCAAAAACAGTTAAGCTTCCATTATCAGCTGAAGATAGACAAACTTTAGATGAAATGTATTCTTATATTAAAGACCCAGCTAATGGTGCCGTTGGTTTATCAGCAATTCAAATTGGCATTGCAAAAAGAATGTGTGCTATTAGAATTGTTGGTGATAAAACAATTGGTTATAAATTAGTTAATCCAAAGATTATTAAGCATTCAGCTAAAAAGTATTATTTAGAAGAAGGTTGTTTATCAGTTGATGAAGAGCATCATGAATTAATTGGCAGGTATGACCAAGTTACAGTTATGGCTTATGATGCAATTCAAAATAAAAATATTATTATAAATGCTTCAGGTTGGCTAGCTAGAGTTTTACAGCATGAAATTGATCACATGGACGGAATTTTATACATTGATTATATTAAAAAGGAAGATGAATAATGTTAGTAAAATTTAAGCAATTTGTAGATGAAATTACGGCAGAAGCTGGACGAAATTATAAAATCTCGGTCTTAGAGAAATATAAAGATGATGAAGATATTAAATATCTTTTAGATTTTATCTATAATCCATATATTACTACTGGTATTTCTGACAAAAAGTTACATAAAAAATTGTCAGATATTTGTGTTATGCCATATCTAAACTCAGATGGTTTTAAAGTACTTTTACAATATCTTAAAGTAAATAATACTGGCACTGATAAAGATATTGCACTTCTTCAAGATTTTAAAGTTAGACATTTTGGTTATTCTTATGACAGTGAACCAACTGAGTTATGTAAATTATTTGATACTATTGTTACTAAAAATGTTCAACTTGGTATTGACTCAAAGACAATTAATAAAGTTATTCCAGGTCTTATTCCAGAATTTAATGTTCAATTAAGTAATAAATATTTTGACAAACCAGAAGTAGTTGAAGGCAAAAAATTTGCAATAACAACTAAAATAGATGGCTCAAGAATTATTGCTATGAAAGATGATGGCAAAGTTAGTTTCTGGACTCGTCAAGGCCAAAAGTATGAAGGTCTTGTTGATTTAGAAGAAGAATTAAAATCAATGACGTTTGATAATTTTATTTTAGATGGTGAAATTGTAGCTATTAATTCAGATAAAGAAAATACATATAAAAATACTATGAAATTAAGCCGAACAAAAGAGCTAGAAAAGCATGGCTTAAAAATGTTAGTATTTGATTATATGCCAATTGCTAATTTTAAGGTTCAGAAATGCCCAATGTCATATGAGACAAGAAGAGCAGCATTATCTTTTATGTTTGAGTCTGCAATAAAGTATGAATACTTTGAATTGTTGCCACTTCTTTATGTCGGTAAAGATACTGCTATGATCACTAAAATTTTAGATGAACAAGTAGCTAATGGTGAAGAAGGCATAATGATTAATATTCTAGATGCTCCTTATGAATTCAAGAGAAGCAATAATCTTCTTAAATGTAAAAAGTTTCAAGATACTGAATTAAAAGTTATTGGCTTTGAAGAAGGGACAAATAAACTTGCCGGAACTCTTGGTGCCTTTGTATGCAAATATAAAGATAATGAAGTCAGAGTTGGCTCAGGCTTATCAGATGAAGATAGAGCTTATTTTTGGGCCAATAGAGACAAGTTTTTAGGTAAATTTATTACAGTTAAATACTTTGAAACTTCTGTTGATTCTAAGACAGGTTTAGAAAGTTTAAGATTCCCAATTTATATGAGAGTTAGAGAGGACTTGTAAATTGATTATTGAAATTTCTGAAAATGGAAAACATAAAATCGTAGAGTATCCAGGCTATTTTAAAAAATATGAAAATGGTCATTTTAGACAGTGTGTTAGTAAAAAACAATTTGACTTTTTTATAGAAGATGATATTCATGGAAGCTATATGTTTTTTGATTATAAAAAGAAGATTATTTATTTTCATGAATGGGAAGACCCAGTATTAACAGGCGACTGCGATTATGCTTGGGGCATATCTTGTGAATATAAAAAGAAAGTATTTAATATTTGGGCAAATTAGAAAAAAGGTGTTTACAAGCATCTTTTTTTGTTGTATAATATTATTAGAGGTTTTAAAAATGTTTAAGAAAAAAATTGAATTAATTAAACCAATTAATTATCCCAAAGACATTCAAGATAATCCTACTTTTATGTTTGGTGTTGACAATCGTATTTATCGTAGTTTATATAATTTATTTGAAGCTTTTTGGATTTATCATAAAAAAGAATTATACTTAGTTGGCGGTGTTGTCAGGGATTTATTATTAAATAAAACACCAAAAGACTATGATTTAACAACTAATGCATCAATTGAAGAAATCCGTGAAATTTGTGCTGAGTTAAATCTTAAAACATTTGATAGTGGTGTAAAACATGGAACACTTACAATTATAGATGAATTTTATAAAACATCTTATGAATGCACAGTTTATCGTAAAGATGGTGAATACACAGATGGTAGACATCCTGATACTGTTGAATTTGTTTCTAGCTTAGAAGAAGATTTAAAGCGCCGCGATTTCACAATTAACTCTTTTGCTTATGATTTTATTAGACAAGAAATTTTAGCTTTAGATGAGTCTTATTTTAGAGACTTAGAATATGGTATTATTAGAACTGTCGGCAATGCAGAAGATAGATTTAATGAAGATGCTTTAAGAATGCTTAGAGCTCTTAGATTTTCTGCTCAATTAAACTTTAGTATTGCTAACGATACTTTTGAAGCAATTAAAAAATTATCTAAGAATTTATTTAAGATTTCCAAAGAAAGAATTAGAGATGAGTTAACTAAAATTCTTTTAAGTGATAATCCACAAGTTTTAGAATTATTTGTTATTACAGGTTTAGAAGCATACGCCTTTGATGGAATTACCCCTATTGGTGATATCTTAAACTGTGAGCATCAAAACCCATGGCACTATACAGATGTTTTCCATCATACAATGGACGTTGTTAAAAGAGTGCCAAAGACATTTGAGCTTAGATGGGCAGCATTAATGCATGACTTTGGTAAGCCAGCTGTTAAAGAATTAAAAGAAGGAACAGTTGATCATTATCATTATCATGGTCATCAAGATGTTTCTGTAGAAATTGCTGAGCAGCTTACAGACATTTTAAAGTTTTCAAATGAACAAAAAGACTTAGTAGTTAAATTCATTAAATATCATGATGCAGATTTAGCAACCTGTAGAAATGGAACCTTCAAAAGAATACTTGCTGATATTGGAATTGAACATTTCTTAGATTTTATGAAATTAAAACTTGCTGATGCTTATGCGCATCAGTTAAGAAAAGATACTAAATGGGCAATTGAAGTTCCAGATAAAGTATATGAACGATTTGCTAAGGTTATTGAAGAGAGCCAAGCATTAACAGTTAGAGATCTCGATATTAATGGCTATGACTTAATGGAGCTTGGTTTAAAAGGTAAGCAGATTGGCGATTGTTTAAATTACTTAGTTGAAAATGTTTTAGAAGATGCTAATTTAAATGATAATAAGCAGTTAATCGAACTTGTTAAGCAATTTATCAAAAACTTATAAAAGGGCGTTTACAAACGCCTTTTTTCGTTGTATAATATAATAAGGAGTTTTCTCAGAAAGGAGAACAAATTATGAATGATAAAGATTTTGAAGTTTTTGTTAATCATATCGATAAAGTAGATTTATCAAATTCTATTAATATTTCAAAAGAAGATGAAAAGAAGCTTTTAGATGCACTAGCAAATCCGCCAGAGCCAAATGAAGAGCTTAAGAAACTTTTTGTTGGCTATGCAGAAAAGCTTAAAGAATTATTTCCAAGAAGTGTTTGGGATTGCTACCAGATGATTGCTGATGAAAAAGAACTCAGATGGTTTTTTGATCATGTTATTCAAAAGCCACAAGTTAATGAATCTTATTCAGCTGTTTTTGTTAGCCGTCATAAAAAGCTTACAAAAGAAGAACAAGAGACCATTGGGCTCACAAGAAAAGAGGCAGAATTTTTAGCTACACAGACTTTTAGATTAGCTGGTTTTAAAGATGCTTTTAATATTGATGAAGAAAATAGTTGGACTTTTGATAGGTTTTTACAAAGATTAAAAAGATTTAATGTCGATAAGGGTGCTTACACAACTTCTAAAGGTGAGCCAATTCCAAGTAAGACATTAGCTATTATTTTCTATGTTAACCCTTGTGATGATATTAAAGTCTGCAGAGAATTTTTTAATCAATATTTAGATGTTAGTCAATCAATTTCAAAGGCTATGTTAGGTGGAAAAACTTATACAGATAATTTACATGGCTATCAATGGTTTGGCAATGCTGAGAATAATTTAAAACATTTAAAAGCAAACCAAAAAGGAACTAGATACTGGATGGATTTTGATATCGATGTTCCAGCATGGTTTAGACAAACTGAACAAAACGGGTTTGATAAATTAGATTATGACAAAGTTCCAGCAGGATTATGCGATGTATGGGTCATGGAAGCAAGCAAGTATTATAAAGAAATGCTTGAAAAACTTAATGCCAGGTTTGGTAAAGGTAATTATGTTATTGTTGATACATCTGGCGGTTATCACATTTTAGTTAAAACTTCAGCTATCAAATCTAATCCACATGATTTCTGTAAAGAAGTTGAAGCAATCTATAAACAAGGCGTAGCAGATGGATATCAAGAATACTTAGATGAAAAGGGTGTCTGTAAATTTGAATGTATTGTTAATGATTCTCAAATTCCAGGTTTACCACTTCCAGGCACTTATCAATATGATAGACCGGTTACAGTTCTTAATAAGGAGGACTTTGAATAATGAGCCAATGGACGCATATTAGAGGCGGACTTGAATTAGTCAGCACCCCATACGAAATGAAGAAAATGCCTAAATCTTTAGTCGAGCCAAAGAAAGAAGACTTTGAGACTGAAGAAGCATTTGAAAAAGCCCACGATAAATATAGATATGAAGTAAGAAAACTTTTCTATTACCCATATCCAGAAGAGCAATTTAAGCTTTTAATGCCAAAGCCAGGCATGTCTTATGGCAAAAAGAAAAAGAATGGAAAACGTGAAGAATTTCATACTATTGACTTTGAAGCTAAGGTTTATTCTTTGCCACGCGCTAGAAAATATATTGAAGAAGCATTTAAGCTTATGCCACAAGGCGAACTAGGTTTTAGATATAGTCTTGACCAAAATGATAATGATAGCTCTTCAAGCTGTAGTGGCTTTATGATTCCTTGTGAATATAAAGCATATCAAGATGCTCTTAATAGATTATATAAAGCGCAAAATCCATTCGACTCTTATACTTATGAAGATTTGCGTAGATGGTTCCATATTGATGATGAATGTTCAGTAGACGAAGTTAGCCACATTATAGTTGGTATTAGAGATGATATTAGATATGCTTCTGCTGAGGAAGTTCAAGAAGGTTTAGAGAAAGCATTTAAATACTTAGAAGACCATGAAATTTCAGTTGAAGATGGGTATCTTGAGTGGCAAGATGAGTACGAACCAAGTTATATTTATGCTTGGAGAAACAGCAGATTAAGTTTTGGAATTTCCCACCAATTCCTTAAATTAGATAAAAGAACAAATCAAGTAGTTCATTCTAAAACATGGGCAGTTAAACGTGATGAAAATGGCAAGAGAATGTATGATGAAGACTGGAATACTATTTGGGAAGTTGTTGAAAAAGATGGGCCATTTATTGATAAGGAGGATCTTGAATAATGGAAACTAATATTAAAGTTCATTCTGAAGTATCTGTTCCACTTGGTACACTTAGTTGGATAGTTTGGGTTGTATTCATGATTATGGATTATGGCTGTCATATGGACTGGATCATAAATGCCAATAATGCAGTTAAAGCTGGTGGGCATTTCTGGACCTGGTTTCCATTTTGGCTCCCATTTGCATTATTTGGTGTTAGCTTGATTCTTTCTTTAATAGTATTTTTAATTGCGCTTGCTATAGAAAATAGATAATATGAGTAGAGTAAAAACAAATAATACAGACCATGCTTATTTTAGAGCAGCTGAGCGTTGTGGCTGGGGTAAAAAGAAAGCTAGAGAAATGATGAAGCTTGCTTCTAGGTATGGCACAGCGCCCGGCAATTTATCAGATGGACCTATTAAAGATTTTTTAGCAGCTAGGCAGGATTTTACACCAAGAAGAGTAAAATTATATCAAGGGTATGTGTTTATTTTCTGCTCAACTAGCACAAGATGCATAACAGTTTATCCACTTCCAGATGAGCTCAAAAAGATAACAAATTAAGTTATCTTTTTTTAATTGTATAATATAAAGATAAATGGAGTATATTTATGAATAAATATTTAGATGCACTTTGAAATTTAAAATTACGTGTAGATGCATATAATGAGCAAGATCAAGATGCAAATAATGCTTTTGATATTTTAAAAGAGCTTATTGATAGAGTAAGTACAGTAGATACTGCTGAAGCTGTTACACAAGATACTTTTAAAGCTCTTGAGATTATGAAGAAGCACGTTGAAGTTCAAGACCACCCAGATATGTTTTTTCATCGTGAAATGCCAGAGCGAGTAATAATTGACTTGCGATATCTAATTGATACAGGTGGTTGGTCAAAAAAGCCAGAAAATATGGAAGAAAATAATGCTGAGTATAATTTAGTTAAACGTGTGCTTGGTTTACCAGAATATAAGGAGACTAAGTAATATGACAAAAGAAGAATTACTCAAAGCCATGGAGACTTCAGCTACTGTTGAAACTCTTTATAAAAATGAAGCATATATTATAGAAATTGAAGTTGGGGACATGCCAAAAGAGCATCTCAAAAATTATTTAGAGGTTATTGCTGACCGACTTCACAATTTGGGAATTCAAGACTTTATTCTTGCTCCAACATGTAATGGTCAAGGTCGCTTTAAATTTTACAGACTAAAAGATAAACATCTTTTTGAGGTAGACTAATATGTTTTATGAATTATATGATTGGGATCATGATACTGAAGAAAAAGAATATCACTTGATTAACCTAGATGAAGTCCTTCAAGTTAATAAAACTAATGGTATTTATGAGCTTAGAAATCAAAGAACTGGCCAAGTAATGAACTATTACAGAATGACCGTATACTACACAGGAAAGGGTAATAGTTGGACTTTTTATTATAGAAGTGAATCAGAAAGACATCTTGCTTATGAAGAGCTAAAAAAAGCTATGAGAGAATTTAGAATTTTACCAGCTGAGCCAGTAAACCCAAATGATATTAAAAATATCTTAGAAGAAAAATCAAATATTTTTGATGAAATACTCAGAAATCCAGGTCAAATTGATATTCCAGAAGTAAAACTATGCGAGTAATATTCTTAGATATAGATGGCGTGTTAAATGCAGACTGTGATTTTGGCGGAAGAAGTAAGCCAAATCCATATGTCACTACTGAATATGGCGAAAGATATTGTGGCATATGTAAATCTCACATAAAAGCATTGAAAGAATTAGTTGAAAAAACAGATGCAAAAATAGTATTAGTTTCTTCTTGAAAACGTGATTATGTAGATTACATAAAGCATGGGTATCAAAATAGTATTGGAAAATACTTATATAATAAGTTACGTAGCGCAGGATTAAAGATATTTGATACGACGCTTAGCTATGATTTTAGCGATGGGAGAAATCGTGGTTATGAAATTAGCCAATGATTAGAAAATCATCAAGAGGTAGACAGTTGAGTTGTATTAGATGATGAAAAATTTAGAGATTATGATTTTTTAAAGATAACACCGAATTTGATACTTACTGATCCAGCCCTTGGACTTTGAAAGCTTCCAGCTTTGCAAGCAGTCTATAAATTAACAGGTAAAAAAGATCCTTGATTAGAAGCCCATGAAAAATTTGCTAAACTATGCAGCGAAATGATTGCAACAGTTATTCCTGAGGTAGAAAAACAAGAGCCTGTAATCATTAAGCCAGAAATGGAGGATTAATTCATGGACTATGAATGAATGGCAAATAGGTTAATTAATAATGAGTATGCTGAAGATATGCCAGAGTTAGACAAAGAGGAATGTGAGAAGCTACTTAAGCTTATTTCAGAAAAAACTGGTAAGACACATTTATTAATCGTTAATGTAAACATTGAGCTAGACGGAATTTGCTATGATTATCTGCTAGATAATAATGATACTAATAAAGTCTTAATTAATGAATGAGATAATAGATACCTATAAAATGGTATCTTTTTTATTGTATAATATATTGATAATTAGGAGACGATAAAGTCTTAAACAAATAATGAACCCTAATTATTACTGGAGACTGGTTTAGACTACGAAACACGTAAAGGTCAAAGGTGATATTATTGTTATTGATTTCATTCTAGATAACGTAGTCATGTTCAAAGCGATTGGCGCTTGACCGTAGAGAGCATTATTATATTGTGCAAAAAGCGTAATAGCAGTAGGTGTACAACTATTGCTATTTTTTATTTTTTTGTTGTATAATAAAATATGAAGTTTTATACAAGTGATTTACATTTTGACCATGCAAACATGCTTAAGTTTGAACCTGAAAGTCGACCATTCAATAATGTTGATGAGATGAATAGAGCATTAATTCAATATTGGAATGATAAGGTTGGCTATAATGATGATGTTTATATCTTAGGTGATTTTTGTTTTGATAATAAAGGTTATAGAACTAATGAATTCTTAAAGCAATTAAATGGCAGAAAGCATTTAATTAAAGGCAATCATGATAGTTTTCTAAACAGTCCGGGTTTTGACCCAGATTTATTTGAAAGTATTAAAGTATATGATGAAGTAGATGACTATGTAAATGGCGAAAAAGTTCATGTCTGCTTATTTCATTATCCAATTGCAGTTTGGAATAAGAAACATCATCATGCATATCATTTATTTGGGCATATTCATTCTAATAAGTCTGATGGCTCACACCATGCATTAGAAACTAACTTAGGTGGTCATGCTTTTAATGTTGGCGTTGATGTTAGAGATTTAGAACCAAAGACTTTACAAGAATTAGTTGATAGTAGATGGAAAGGTTATTAAAATGGAAGAGCTTGAAGTTTTAATTAAAGCTTTAAAGGCTGGTTTTGTTAACTATCCATTAGATTGTCCTGAAGATTGTTATAAATATAAAGTTGATTGTTTATATTATAATAAAGCGATGAAACGCTTTTATATTTATGTTTCAGATGGCGTTGGTGAGCTATTTATAGAAGACTATGAAAAAACATGGAGTATAGCAGAATAATGGAAAAAATTAAATTAAAATATAATCCACATGGTGATAGTAGGCATGCACCAAAAGATACAACTTTTGAGCAATTTCACGAAGCAAATTTAAGTCATATTGAAGATGTTAAAAATGTATTGACTAGATTATCAATTATATTAGACCAACAAGGTAAGCAACATGATTGGACTAAATTACAATATGAAGACGAATTTTGGAATGATTTTTGGAGCCAGGATTTTATAAATTGTAAATGGTATCAAAGACATGTTCATACAGAAAGGCATCATCCAACTTCATATTGCCATGATGATATTGATTTATTAGATATTATTGAGATGATAGTTGATTGCGTTTGTGCTGGTAAAGCAAGAAGTGGTGAAGTTAGACCATTAGAGATTAATGATGAAATTCTTAAAAAAGCATTTGAGAATACAGTTAAATTGGTTGATAATATTACTGAGGTTGATAAATAATGTGCGACACTACTACAAGACCAATTAATAAGACTGAGCTTGAACTACGTGGTATATTAGATAAAATTACTGAAGTTCAGCTGAATGATGACCCTGAAAGTACAGCAATGCTAACTCTTCCAACAGAATATGATAGCACTACAAGCTGTTATAGCAATAATCCACCAATGGCGATAAAGTTTGGCTATAATAGAAGAGTTTCGAGATTTGCAAAGAAACATGGCATAACAGAAGAAGAAGCATTTAAAAGACTATATAAATAATGCTTCTTTTTATTTTGCTAAATTATATAACTGATAATAAAGTAAAGGAGAAATTAACATGTCTGTTAAACAAGAACACTGGGTAGAAAAGTTATATGATGAAACATTTCCAGTAAGCAATCAGAATCATTGGGGCGCTTTTGGCTGGACTAACGTTTGGGGATTTAGAGAAGGTTGTGAAGGCAACTGGACTTATTATGCCTGTGCAGATGGCCGTATTATTGGAATCCGTGTAGCTGATATGATTGTTAAGTGTAAAAGTAAAGAAATTTATGATGAATATATCAAAGCAGCAAGCTTTAGCACATCAGAATTTCTTCATAAAGCATTAGCTGATTCAAGATTAAATGTCAAACGCGGAAACGACGTCGAAATTAAATTCGTCTTTAGATGGGGCGATGACGATAAATCATTTAATATTAGCGGTAAAGGTGATTTACTAGGCGAAGAAAAGTAAAGGAGACAATTAAATGGCAAAGGGAAAAGGCGGCAAGAAAGTTAGTGCTAGCTCTGGACTTAGAAAAAAACATGGTCCAAAGAAAAAAATGTTCCATAAGTATTCAAAGTGCATTAGAATTGAAATGGCAAAACTTGGAATGCTCAAAAAGGATGTAGATCCAGAAGCAAGAGAACAGTCTGAAAGTGCTAAAAATCCAAAAGGAAAAAAATAAAAAGGCGTTTACGGACGTCTTTTTTTATTGTATAATATAAATAGATATTATTGAAAGGAAAGGTGATTATTATTCGTACCTTACTTATTTTACGCGGAGCCCCTGGATGTGGTAAGTCAACATGGGTTAAAAACAATGGTTTATCCGCCTATACTTTATGTCCAGATGATATTCGTGTTATGTGTGCTTCAAGAGAATTGAAGGCAGATGGTGCTTTTGCTATTGCAAGAAATCATGCAGTTGAACAAGAAACCTGGAAAATTATTTTAGACTTACTTGAATACAGAATGTCTCGTGGCGAATTAACAGTTTTAGATGCTACGGCTTCAAAGACAAAAGATATTAAGCAATATAAAGAATTAGCAGACCAATACAGATATAGAATGTATTGCGTTGATTTTACTGATGTTCCTTTAGAAGTTTGTAAGAAACAAAACTTGCAACGTCCAGAAGATAAAATTGTTCCAGAACAAGGCATTGAAAATATTTATGCTCGTTTTGCAACACAACCAGTTCCAGCTGGTGTTGAAGTTATTAAGCCAGATGAATTAGATAAGATTTTAGAAAAACCAATTGATTTATCTTCTTATAGAAAAATCGTTTTTATTGGTGATATTCATGGTTGCTATGATACTTTAATGCAATATTTCAAAGATGGCTTAGAAGATGATGTTGAATATATTTTCTTAGGTGATTATATTGACCGTGGAAACCAAAATGCTGAAGTTATGAATTGGTTATATTCTATTAAAGATCGCCCAAATGTTTGTTTATTAGAAGGTAATCATGAAAGACACTTACAAGCTTATGGTATGGGCTATGAAGCCAAATCCAAAGAGTTTGAAGAAAAAACAAAAGGTCAATTAATTTTAGGTGGCTTTGATGAGAAAAAAGCTAGAATTTTCTATCGAAAGCTTCGTCAAATGTCCCATTTTACTTATAATGGTATTGAAGTTTTAGCAACTCATGGCGGTATTCCATGTATGCGTGCAAATCTTACTTATATTCCTACATGCGCTTTCATTAATGGCGTTGGTGAATATAATGACTATCAAGATGTCGCTGATACTTGGATGAAAGAAACTGCTGAAAATCAATATCAAGTTCATGGCCATCGTAATACTGCACAAGACCCAGTTCAATTAGCTGACAGAGTTTTTAACTTAGAAGGTGAAGTTGAATTTGGTGGTAAATTAAGAATTGTTGAATTAACTTCTGATACTTTTAATGGCTGGGCTTTTGGTCATCCAGAAGCTGGTTTAGTTACTGGAACAAGATGGAATGTTATTGAGTTATCTAACTGTCAACCAATTACAGAAGATTTTAATGTTGAAAAGGCTCCTGTTGAAACCGTTGAACAAGCAGTTGAATATTTAAGAAACAATCAATTTGTCAAAGAAAAGAAATTAGGTAATGGTATTTCATCTTTCAACTTTACTCGTGAAGCTTTCTATTCTGCTAACTGGACAAGACAAACAGTTTTAGCACGCGGTTTATTTATCGATACAGACAATAATAAGATTATGGCGCGTTCATATGAAAAATTCTTCCGTATCAATGAAGTTCGTGAGACTGAAATGGTTGCTTTAAAGAATAGATTGAAGTTTCCAGTCAAAGCCTATGTTAAAGAAAATGGTTTTTTAGGTATTGTCTCTTATAACTATAAGACTGATGATTTATTTGTTGCAACTAAGTCTTCTGATAAGGGTGACTGTGCAGATTATTTTAACAAAATGCTTGAACCATATAGAGAAAAGCTATTACATCTATTAAGAGCTATTTATAACTCCGAAGATCCAGATACTTATTCATTCGTCTTTGAGTGCGTCGACCAAGAAAACGACCCACACATCATTAAATATGATAAGAGTGATATTTATTTGTTAGATGTAGTTTACAATAGATTAGACTTTGAGACTCTTCCATATTGGAGATTGAAAGAATTAGCTGAAACTCTTGGCTGTAAAGTCAAGACAGAGGCTTATACAATCAAAGATTTTGATGAGTTCAGAGATTTAGTAAATAGAGCTGAAGATGAAGATTATAAGTATAATGGAAATTATATTGAAGGTTATGTCTTCGTTGACCAAAATGGCTTTATGACTAAATTAAAGACAGGTTATTACAATTTCTGGAAACATATGAGAAGTGTTGCTGATTCAACTTTAAGAAGTGGTTCATATAGAAGAATGGGCTCATTACTTACAGTCCAAGGTAATCAATTTGCAGCCTTCTGTAAAGAGTGTTTTAACAAAGATAGAATTAAAGAAACAAAGTCTTACCCTTACAAAACTGACATTATTTCGTTAAGAGAAAAGTTCCTATTTAACAAATAATAAAAAAGTTTAAAAATATTTAAGGGCTGAGAATAAAACTTGGCCCTTTTATTGTATAATATTATATATTTGGAGGTAATTTTTTATGTTAGAGTTGCAAGAAATCATTAATCAGTTGGCAAAGAAAAATGAGGTCACAATTCAGGGAGGCTTATATAAAATAGCTAATGCTGTATATATTACAGATGGTGAAGTTTTAAAGACTAGACTCTTATTAAAGAGTGCTGATAGTGAAAATCAAATTGTCATCGATATTGGCATTTCTGCAAAAATTTACAAGTGCTAAATTAACGTAGATAGGAAAGGTTAATTTAATGGAACTAGATTTAGAAAATGAAATGCAAACTCTTTTAGCTGAAGAGAGTTATGTTACTGGATTAATTGATCAGCTCTCTGAACTTAAATACAGAAAAGGTTATGGTCCACTCTTAAAAGATATTACTAAACTACTAGATAAATTAAACGATAAAAGAGAAACAATACAAGAAAATATACAAGATCTTACAGATAATATAATTATGGCTGCTGAAGTGTATGCTGGAGAATACATTAGTGGAAATGATTCAGCAGAAAGTTATATTTGAGATTATTAAAAATATATTCGCTAAATTATATAAAGATATCGCAGGATAAAGATTTCCTGTAGAAACTACGCTTATTTCTTACATCCGCCGAAGCGCACGGCTAATTGCGTTGCCATTCTATTTAGAGCTAGTTCAGATATTGCAGCAAACAGACTATAGATAATATTTAGCCAGAGCGGTACGACTTGTGGTCAAATCCCAGGAGGAGAACAAGGAGACTGGGTGTCTGATGACTAGCTACGAGCAAAATGGTAGAAGCTGTACTTATTTCCAAGTCTCTAGTGATGTGCAACCAAAAGTTGTATAGCACTATAATAACAGTTATGTTAATGGAAATAGGCCGCAACAGTCAGTTCAAATATTACTTATAGTCTGTTTTTATTTTTAAAAAATTATTGTATAATAATATAGAGCTTGTGCTTATTTCTAAATTACGAATCTTGAAAATCCGCGACATTAGCCAAGCCAAAATAAAAAAATTTATAAAACTATTTACAAAAATAAAAAAATAGTTGTATAATATATATGTAAGCAGTGTCAATAAGACTTACAGTTAGAGCCTATACTTATTTCTTTAGAAAATATGGTATTCAAGTTAGTTAGGCCAAATCGTTAATATATTCAAGCAGTTTTTGGAATATTAGGCGAATTGGCAGTCTAATATCTCAAAGGCTGCTTTTTATGTAAAGGAGGTCACAACCGTGACAAGAAATCAATTCAATGCACTTAGTGCAACCACAATCCCATCCAACATCCACGTCAATGCACAAACTATTTTGATTGCAAGACACTATCTTTTAGCTGTTCCACAAGAAGTGGATCCAGAATTAAAGGTTAGAACTGCTTATTTAAACGCATATCTTTTCTCTAATTTTGGTATCGTAGTTGATAGACCAGAACTTTTAACCGAAACTCATGTTGAGGAAATTTCTGATTTATTCAAACTCAATGTCCCAGCTTCTTTCTATAAGAACCCACAAGATACTAAGTATTACACTTCTGGTGAGCTTTTTGTTAACCAAGTTTTAGCTTACTTCTTGGCTTATGGTGAAGAAGATTCTTCTATTGATGTTTTTGATAAGAAATTACCAGAATATCCAGAAGGTAAAGAAATCAAGCTTCGTGAATTCAAAATTCTTTTTGCTGACGAAGCAGATGAAGTTTTAGCTAATATCACTAAATCTTATGCTGATTACAAACGTCCATGGTCTTTAGACGAAGAAAATGAATTTGTCTACTTATATGAACATGGCTATTACAGAGATTTTGATATTCTTTGTGCTGACAATGCCATTACCATGATTAAGAAAGATGCTAACTTTGCTCGTTTCTTATACAAGAAAGACTTAGTTAAGATTTCTGTCGCTGCTTGTGGCGAAAAGTCTAAGCTTGTTTTAGACAAAGATACCGCTGATTTAATTAGAAAGGCTATTCCTTTCGTTAAAGACTGCCCAATGTCTAAGAAACAAGCTAAATACTTTAATACTTTAATTAATAAGGTTGGCGCGCAAGGCAAAGTTAAACTTGCTACTAATGAACGTTCACCTTATGCTAGAGCTCAAGCTTTACTTGACAAAGGCGATGTTTTAGGCGCTGCTAAAGTTTATGCTGCTAACGGTTCTTTATTTGAAAGAAATATCAAAATGTTAATTTCTCGTGCGAACCCAGCAGAAGCTTTAGAAATCATCAAAATGATTCCAGCTAAGAACCCAATCGCTTTATATCAATTTGTTACCAATTTGATGGAAGATAATGGCGGAAACCGTACTTTCACTTTCACCAAAAACAGATTGGTCAAAAAGCACATTGAAACTGAATACGAAGCTAAGTGGAGAAAGTCTAGACTTAATGAAGGAACCCGCAAAATGGTTCATGATGCAGTCTTTACTCAAATTGAAGCTGGCTATCGTGCTCAACCTTCTTTAGGTAAGGTTTATGTTTCACCAGACTTCTTCAAGGTTGGTGTTCCTGTTAATACTTCTGCCTCTGGTAAAGGTATTGATGTCTTACCAGCTGGCTCAAGAATTCCAGTTCGTGGTGAATATATTAGAACATTTGTTCACTGGGAACATGCTTTCGATATTGACTCTTCATTAATTATTGTTGACAAAGACGATAAAATGAGTGTTATGAGCTTCTGGAACTTCTACCAAAAAGAATTCGGTAATGATATCTTATTCTCAGGTGACGTTACTAGCCCAACAGGAACTGAATATTTTGATATTAATTTACCTGCTCTTAAAAAGAAAGGTATTAAATATATCATTCAATCATTCCATGGCTTCTGCTCTAGCTTAAACAGTGGAGAAATCTACTGTGGCTACCAAGATAAGAAAAATATCAATACAAAGGCTTGGGATCCTAAGAACATTGAATTAAAGATTCATGTTAAAGGTGATACCCGTGCATTTATCTCATTTGGTATTGACTTAGAAACAAATGAAGTAGTTGTCTTAAATATGCTTATTGATTCAGAAAGCCGTATTGTTTCACCAGATATGCGTGCTCTTGTCGATAAGTATTTAGGTTCAAGCTGTTTAGAGCTTAACATGGGCCTTGTTGCTACATACAGAGCATCTGAAGTTGTTGCAACTCCGGAAGAAGCAGACGTGGTCTTTGACCCAGCCTATACTTCTGCTGTTGACCCAGAAACAGGCAAAGCAACTCAAAAGGTTGTTAGACCATATGAAGTCGAAAGACTCGTTGGCCTTGCTTCTGGTGCAGAGCTTAATTAGTATGAATTAAAACAAAAAAGCCTACTTTTTGTAGGCTTTTCTTTTTTATATTGTATAATAAATATATGATTATAAGCTAAATTAAAATGATAACTTCGGTTGTTATTTAGGGTACGATGTACTAATCTAGCTAACTAAGTTAATCAGTTTAGGAGTTACTATGGCTGATACAACTTATACTGGTTGGAAAAGATGAAATCCAACATCTGAGGAATGAATTGATTTATATACAAATAATACAGTTCCATTCCAACTTAAAGAAAATGAATATTTAATTGTTATGGCAACTGACGGCAGCACAACATTTTATTGCTATGAAAATGGCCAATTAAGAAAGTTTACTGGCGGTTCCATTAAAACAATTAAAGATACTACCCCGGTTTTATTAGAAGAGCCAAAACCAAAGCAAGAGAGTAAACAACGATCTTCTACTCCAAAATATTCTAAGGGTAAGAATGTTGTAATTACTCCTAGAAATGAAGAACAAGTTTGTGCTTTTGACTTAATGAAAGACCCAACAAAAACAGTTAAATTGTTAACTGGAACTTGGGGCACAGGTAAAACCTTAATCTTAGTGTCTGCTGCATTAGAAGCTTTAAAAGCTGGACGTTTTAAAAGAATTGTCTGAATTAGAAATAATGTTGATGTTAAAGATACCAAAGATTTAGGTGCTTTACCAGGTGAAGTAATTGATAAATTACTTCCATTCTTAGGACCTTTTATTGATCATGCTGGTGAAAACAGTGTTCGAACTATGCTAAATAAAGGAACTCTTGTTGTAGAACCTTTGCAATCTTTGAGGGGAAGAAATTTTGATAACACATTAATTATGTGTTCAGAAGCTGAAAACTTAACTAAAGAGCATATACAACTTATTATTGCTCGTGCTGCTGAGGGCAGCGAAGTTTGGTTTGATGCTGATAACAGACAACGTGATAAAGCTTCTTTTGAGAAATCAAAAGGAATTGAAACACTTATTGAAAGATTTGCAGGACAAAAATTATTTGGGTATGTTCATTTAATTAAGTCTGAGCGTTCAAAGACTGCTGCAATGGCAGATTTATTAAATTAGGAGGACTTCTAATGTCACTTGTTATAGCTATAAAAGATAAAAATAGAGTTGTACTTGGTGCAGATAAGCAGGGAAGTGTGAGTGATTTTAAAGATCATTCATGCACAAAAATTTGGCCTGTTGAGGAGCTTCCAGGTGCCATTATGGGCGGCGTTGGTTCAGCGCGTGCCTCTCAAATTATTCAGTATGCTAATATTATTGACAAGAATCTTATTGGCAAAGAAATTTCAACTGATTTTATTATTTGTTCATTAGCTCCAACAATTGCAGCTGGCTTAAAAGCTAACGGATTTAATTTAGAGGTTAAGGAAAATGAACTTTGCGAACTCATGCCAAATTCATTTATTTTTGCTTATAAAGATAAGGCTTGGATGATCTGGAATGATTTAAGCGTTACTGAAATTGATGATTATTTAGCTATTGGCTCAGGTAGTGATGTTGCACGTGGAGCATTATTTGCTACAAAGAAGCATAACCCATTTGAGCGTATTGTTACAGCAATTGATGCTGCAGCTGAATCAACATTATTTGTTGATGATGATATTGATTTATTAGCAACAGACATATGCGAAGGTGATGATGAAAAAATTGCAAAAGCTTTAGGTTTTGAGATTAAAGAAGTTAAAGAAGAAATTAAAAAATCTGAGGCTAAAGCAAAAAAAACAAAAAAGAAGTAATTAATTAACTTCTTATAAAGCATCCTGAGCATATGTACTCAGGATTTTTTATTGTATAATATATAGAGGTATTATATATGCAAGAAGAAATTGAAGCTATTAGAGATGCTTATTATCCAAGTAATAAGACAGAGGAAGAAAACAAGAAACTTTGTGAAAAGTACCCATTTCTTGCCTGGTATGGAGATCCACTTTATATGGGATATAGTGAAGAGGGTGAACCGAATTATAAGTTTACTTGGGAAGATGAAGTGCCAGAAGGCTGGAGAAAAGCTTTTTGTCCTCAAATGTGGGACGAATTAAAAGAAATCCTTGCAAAAGCTGATTATATTGATAAATTTAGATTTGTTCAGATTAAAGAAAAATGGGGGCAGTTGAGACTTTATTATAATGGTGTTCCAGAAGAAATCTATGATGAAATAGAAGCTTGGGAAGCTAAATATGAAAAGCTATCAGAAAAAACTTGTATTCATTGTGGAAAACCTGCTGAGTATATGTCAATAGGCTGGATTTCTCCTTGGTGTGAAGACTGTGCTAAAGAAATTAATGATGCTGTTATTAAAATTGAAGATACTGATAATTTCTATAATGCACCAAGAGAAGAAAGAATAAAATTTATTATAAAATTCTAAAAACTATTTACAATTACGGATATTTATAGTATAATATATAAGTATCTTAATCGTCCTATGGAGAAGTAGACTAACTCGGTGCCCTCTCAAGGCATTATTCATGGGTGCAAATCCCATTAGGATGACCAAAATTAAAAAAAATATTTACAAATTAGAAAAAAAGTTGTATAATATTTATGAGCGTTGAAAAAAGATACGCTAAATTAATATGTCAGCAGTGAGCTGGCAAGAAAGACGGAGAAAGTATGAAAAAGACAATGACAATCGTATTATGGAATTGTTCCAATGGATTAGGTCGCCTTAATTCATATTTTAGCCATGAACAAGATATTAATTTTGGCAAGGGCTCTCCGGTATATTTGACCAGGTAACGTTTAATTACTTTGATTAAATAAGAACAGGCGAGCCCAAAAGGTTCGCCTTTTTAATTGCCCAGATGATGGAATAGGTAGACATAGGGGTCTTAAAAACCCCTGGCGCAAGCCGTGCCGGTTCGAGTCCGGCTCTGGGCACCAATTATGGGAGCGTATTCTTCTAAGGACGGAGGGCGGTCTGTAAAACCGTTGCCATTTGGCTGGCTGGGTTCGATACCCAGAGCTCCCACCAGAAAACATGTTGAAGCGAATCCGACGGTTTTGGATGACGGTCTGTGAAACCGTATCATAGGGTCCGACTCCCTAGCTTCAACCCAAATACGGTCCGGTAGCTCAGTTGGTAGAGCACGTGCCTGAAGAGCATGGTGTCGGCAGTTCGATCCTGCCCTGGACCACCATTTAAAAGAAAGGAACAGTATGAAAGTTGTATTCTTAGACATTGATGGAGTCCTAAATGATGCAATCACAACAATGGACTTACTGGACGATAAGCCAAAGAAAGAGCATTTAGAGTGTCTAAAAGCAATTATTGATGCTACAGATGCTAAAATTGTCTTATCTTCAACTTGGCGATTATTCCCAAGCGCAAGAAATGATGTAAAAAATGCTCTAAGAAATGTCGGTCTTGAATTTATAGACAAAACAAAAGAACTTAGAGATAGAGCATCTGAAATTAAAGAATGGCTAAGTAGACACCCAGAAGTTGAAAAATTTGTAATCTTAGATGATGAAGAAATTTCTGGAAAGTTCCCTGATAACTTAGTTCAAACGACTTTCTACAGAGGCTTATTGCCAGAACATGTTGAAAAGGCAATAAAAATCTTAAATTCTTAAAAATTATATTTACAATTAGAAATGGTTGTAGTATAATATAAATGTTGAATATGATAGCTGAAAAGACCATCACTCAGTAAGCTTGAATAGAGTAGGTATGACGACTCCTGACACCGCTTAGTCGTCACGTCTATGGGCAAAATCTCATAGCAGCAGGCTAATGCTGTAAAACTTAGTCTAGGGTACAGCTAATACGAACGTGGTAAAGGCCGAGGCCGAAGAAGGGCATAACAGGAGCGGACACCCTCTAAAGAGTGGGGCCACCAGATATTGGAGCGTAGCTTAGTTGGTAAAGCACTCGGCCGATAACCGAGAGACCGCCGGTTCAAGTCCGGCCGCTCCAACCAACATAGGGGAGTAGCCAAGCGGTAAGGCATCGCCCTTTGAAGGCGACAGTACGAAGGTTCGATCCCTTCCTCCCCTGCCAATATGCTGTAATAATGTAACAGGTAGCAGGTCCTAGCGCCATAGACGTATGGCAAATGCAGAGGGGAATTGGTTCAAGTCCAATTTACAGCAACTATCTTGAGATGTCGACAAGCGGTAAGTCATCTGGCTCTGAACCAGATATTCCTTGGTTCGAATCCAAGCATCTCAGCCAGTAGAGCCTATACTTATTTCTGTCTAGAGACAATTGCCTGCAACGCGATCATTATAGTTAGGCCAATAAATAGGAGTTTGGTATAGTGGCCGTGCCTTGGTCTCCAAAACCAATGAGGTGAGTTCGATTCTTACAACTCCTGCCAAATATAGAAGGTTGGGAGAGCTGGTCTATTCCGCTTGTCTAGAAAACAAGAATGTCGCAAGGCATCATCCGTTCGAATCGGATACCTTCTGCCAGAATGGAGAGTTGGCCGAGTGGTCGAAGGCGTCTGTCTTGAAAACAGAAGTGGGGCAACCCACCTGGGGTTCGAATCCCTAACTCTCCGCCATAAAAACTGTTTACAACTCAGTATAAATGTTGTATAATATAAAATGCGGGTATAGACAAGTGGTTAAGTCATGCGCCTTTCACGCGTATATCGCCGGTTCGAATCCGACTACCCGTACCAAATTAATTTAATATTAGTACCTACTTGCTTAATGCTAGCAACAAGCAGACAAAAAAGAATGCCAGGTGAAACCGCTTTTACAGGTTTAGGTTGGGAGTAGCCACTTATTATGGGTCATTAGCTCAATGGTAGAGCGGCCGGCTGTTAACCGGTTGACGACTGTTCGATTTCAGTCATGGCCCGCCATACATGCGGTTGTTCGAAATTGGTATACGGTAATAGTTAAGCTATTACAAGGCACTGGCAAGCATGCTGAAGTCATGTGTTTAGAGGTTCAAGTCCTCTCATCCGCAACAAATATGCCCTTGGTCGTCTAATATGGTTAAGACGCGGCGTTATAAAGATAGAAGTGTACAGCTATCAAGTTGAGATGTGGTTACAATCCACTAAGGGGCAGCTAAAATGGATCGCTCGTATATCAGCTAGTATACTTGGCTGTCTACCATGGGAGGAGGGTTCGATTCCCTCGCGGTCCGCCAAAAGAGCCTATACTTATTTCTTAATGGTTTTTGAAGGTTCGATTCCTTCATTACCCGCTTTGGGTGATGATATTAGTTAGGCCAAAGTTTATTTAGAAAGGAGAAAGCTTATGTAATTGTTAAAGGAGGACATAACGATGAGTTATAGTCGAAAACAATTTGATAAGCAAAAGCTAAAAAAGCTTGCAAAAAATAGCTGTAATGGCTGGAAAGGTGGCGCATATTATAGTCGCTATTTAGGCCATTATGTTCGTTGGTGGAAAAGTAAAGGTAGGAATAGTAGATATGCTTACTATAAAAAATTCTATCGCAAACGAATGAGAAGATTTGCAAACAAAAATGGTTGGTATTCTAAAAAAGAGTTCGATTTAATTTGGACTTGTTGGTAAAATTATTGTATAATATAATAGAGCTTACTTAAATGTTGGCTTAGAAGCAGCCATCATATAATGAGTGACCAACAGAACGTAAGGTGGTGCATCACTGAAATGAAGCGTCCCTAAATTACTGGATGAGAAATGGGACGTAAAACTGTCGGGAGTCAATAAAAATCTATAATTTGGTAAGGGTGGTCAGAGTACCATTCTTAACTAAGAGCGTGCTGTAGGCACAGTAAATGCAGTATAATCAATGTTATAGAGTGCCCTAAGAGTCTTTGGCGTAGTAGCACATAAGTAAGTTCTTTATAACATTGCGGGGTGCTAGCAGCGGTAGCTAACTGGGCTCATAACCCAGAGGTCGTAGGTTCGATTCCTACCCCCGCGACCAATATTGCATGATAGTCGAGTGGAAGAGACGACCGCATACATAAGCGGTGGACACAGCTGAAAGTAAATTCTAGATAGGAGTAAGCTAGAGCGGAGGTTCGATTCCTTCTCATGCGACCAGAGGCAGGTTTTCATCGATTTTAGAGCCTCGCACATAAGAAAATCGATAGATAGACGGACTATGTACAAGATATGTCTAATCTAAAAAAGGAAAGGTTGTACACCAGAAATTTGGTCGGCTAGTTGGCGTAAACCTAGCAATAGGAGCGTTTGCAACAGACCCTCAATAACTGCAGTGAGAGGGCAAGCACGAGCTTACAAGAAGAGACTGCGACGGATGAAATATTCCTAGAGCTCTTGAGCTGAGAGCACAAGGTTCACTGGGCAAAGAACAAAACACGGACCGTTGGTGTAGTGGCCTTGCATGCTTCTCTGTCACGGAAGAGATCACGAGTTCGAATCTCGTACGGTCCGCCATAGTTAGAGCCAATACTTATTTCTTAGCGAGGTAGCTCAGAGGTTAGAGCAGCAGATATTAATCTGAAGGTCGTAGGTTCAAGTCCTTCCCTTGCCAGGCCTAGTTTGGCCGATCTGGCTGGGTGGCCAAGCTGGTTAAGGCACAAAGCTCATACCTTTGGGATCGTCAGTTCAAATCTGACCCCAGCTACCATTTAGAGCTTATACTTATTTCTTGAATGCTGTGGTTCGAATCCACCTTGCCTGTGGGGAGCGGAAAGTAGTTAAGCCAAATACGCACTCTTAACTCAACTGGGAGAGTGCTACCCTTACAAGGTAGAAGTTGTAGGTCCGAGTCCTACAGAGTGCACCATGGCATGTATGCAATTAGAAAACGCAACCTGCCGGTAAAGTAGGCGCTCCGAGTAGTCTCGAAGTAGGAGCTTTGTGGAATATTGCTAAATCGAGACTTTAGTAACAATATTCTAGGTGTAATTCCCACCATGCCAACCAATTTGCAGACGTAGGACAATGGTTAGTCCATCGCCTTGCCAAGGCGAATATACGGGTTCGATTCCCGCCGTCTGCTCCACCAGGACAGATAAAGATTAGTTTCTTTATTAGGTTCTAAGGCTGGACAAATCGATAAAACCAGCCAGTTATGCGGGTGTCGTCCAACGGTCAGGGCCTCTGCCTTCCAAGCAGAAGATACCGGTTCGATTCCGGCCACCCGCTCCATTAGCAGTATTTAAAAGGAGAAAAAACAATGAAAACAATGAAACTCAGTCGTCTAAGTTGTCGAAGCTGTAAAGCTTGTTTTCGTTGTCTCAGTATAAATACCGCGTTAGCTCAGCTGGATTAGAGCATTTGGCTACGAACCAAAAGGTCGAGGGTCCGAATCCTTCACGCGGTGCCAAGCTTTGGTAGCCAAG